AAAGAACAAGCAGCACAACAAAAGGAAATGTTAAATATTCAGAAAACATTAAAAGATAATGCCAAAGATACTGCTGCTTATAGTAAAATACCTCAAAATAAAAGAACCCCCGCACAAAAGGCCCATTTAAAAAATATGGCCGATTTAACAACTAAATTAAAAAATTTAAAAAGTTTAACCGAAGATATTGATGTGGGGCATCAGGATGATGAACCCAATATGTTAAAGGCTGATTTGTTTCGTATTGTTAAATACGCAAAAGAACTTTACGAAATGATGAATCGGTTTGATAACTCCGATGAAGAAGTTGATTTTCCTCATTGGTGGCAATCTGATATTATTCGTGCAAAAGAATTGATGGTTAATGCAAAACACTATTTGAATGGTGAATTAAATGTAAATGGTAATCCTTTGGGTGAAGGTAAAAAAACAATTAGTGAGGGATTGAAATGGCATTTAAAAAACAAAAAACCGCTTTCTGAAAATGTATTTAGATATGGTTCTCCCAAATTTTTTAAGTTAGTAAATGAATGTAGGAACTTATGGAGAAAAGGCCAGTTCATACCAATGAATGAAAGCGATGAATGGTTTTTAGATTCTGATATGGGTAAGATTGGGATTTATGAAGGTAAAAAAGTTTTATTGGATTTTCCAATGTTAGTAGAAGCTCAATATCAAGGAACTAAAGTAGAGTTAAATTCTCCCAAAAGAAACTCCGGTGAAGGTAAAAAGTATGTTGTGTATGTAAAAGACCCATCAAGTGATAACATTAGAAAAGTAACCTTTGGAGATGTAAAGGGTGGATTAACCGCAAAAATAAACAACCCAGAAGCAAGACGGGCGTTTTCAGATAGGCATAATTGTCCTGAAAAAACCGATAAAACAACACCAGGATATTGGTCTTGTAACTTACCACGCCATTGGTCTAAAATTGGCGGAGGTCAAGATATAAACTCATATTGGTAATATGGCAAAAAGACCGTATTCTGAAACCAGGTCCGAAAACAATCTTCATAGAGTATTTAAACCAAATGTAGATAATTCAGAATTGGTTTGGCATAGAGATAGGGAAGATAGATTAGTAGAGATTATAAGTGGTAAAGGCTGGATGTTTCAGTTAGATAATGAAGTTCCGATTGAATTAAAAGCTGGTGATAAATTTAAAATTAAAAAAGAAACTTACCATAGAATTATTCGTGGAAATACGCCACTTGAAGTAAATATTAAATTATTCAATTAATAGATCTTAATTCTATATTTATAAAAATAGGAGGAAAAGTTATGAACATTTTAAAAAAATTATTTAGTTTAATTTTCGGTCAAAAAGATGAACCAAAGAAGATTGAAACATTAGTAATTACACAACAACCAACTTTTACATCATCTAAAAAATATACTGGTGATTTAAAACCAATGAGTAAACAACCCAAAGTTGAAGCTGTTGTTGAACAAAAACCAAAACCAAAAAGAAAAAATAATTATAGAGCAAAGCAGAAAAAGCAGAAAAAGAATAATGAAAATATCTAAAATTTTTGGATTAATAGTAGTTGTATTAATTGCCTTATTTTTACTTAGGGATAAATTACCTATGGGGTTTATTAAGAGAATTTTTAATAATGAACCTACTATAGACACCATTACAACAGTGGAATACAAATATGATACTATTACTAATGAATCAGAAGTTTATGTGCCAAAATGGAAAGATAGAGTTGTAATTGATATTGATAGCTTCATAATAAATCAACCACAACCTATTGATACAATGGCACTTTTGGCAGATTATTATTCAAAATATTATTATCAAGATACTGTTGCAGTAGATACCTTTGGGTATGTGGTATTAAAAGATACAATTTCGCAAAATCAAATTCAGTCCCGACAATCAATTACAAATGTTGTCATTCCAACCAAAACTGTTACTCATAGTATTTTGATAAATAAAAGAGAAATTTATTTAGGGAGTGGTTTTACAGGAAGTAGAAACTATATGATTGCTAATGGTGAATTATTAATTAGAACTAAAAAAAGAAAATCATTTGCATTTGGTGTTGGGATAGATAACCAATTAACTCCAAATTTTACGGGAAAAATTTATTGGCAAATAAGTAAATAAACCAATGGCTGGTAAAAGTTTAAAGGAATTAATATCCGATGAGTATGTAAAGTGTGCAAAAGATCCCGTATACTTTTTTAAAAAATTTTGTTACATACAACACCCACATAGGGGTAAGATATTATTTAACCTATACGATTTTCAAGAGGGATTAATTGATAATTTTAAAGCACATCGTTTTAATGTTATCCTTAAATCGCGCCAGTTAGGTATATCTACCATTAGTGCCGGATATGCAACTTGGATGATGTTATTTCATAGAGATAAGAACATACTTGTAATCGCTACCACACAGGATGTAGCAAAAAATCTTGTGACAAAAGTTAGGTTTATGTATGATAACCTACCAAGTTGGTTAAAAGTTCCTGCTACAGAAGATAACAAACTATCGTTGAGATTAAAAAATGGTTCACAAATTAAAGCAGTACCCGCAACTGAAACAGCGGGTCGCTCTGAAGCACTTTCATTACTGATTATTGATGAGGCAGCATTTATTAGAGGTATTGAAGAGATATGGTTATCATCACAATCAACATTATCAACTGGCGGTGGAGCTATTATTCTTTCAACTCCAAATGGTGTAGGTAATTTTTTCCACAAAGTTTGGTTGCAGGGTGAGCAGGGTGATAAATGGCATCCGACAAGATTACATTGGACGGCTCATCCAGAGAGAAATCAACGGTGGAGAGATGAGCAAACCCGATTATTGGGTGAAAAGGGCGCCGCTCAAGAATGTGATACCGATTTTATATCATCAGGCTATACCGTTGTAGATGGTAGTGTATTGGAGTGGTATAAAGAAACTTACATTACCGACCCCGTTGAAAAGCGTGGTTTTGATGCAAATTATTGGATATGGGATTATCCAAACTATGAAAAGAATTATATTGTTGTAGCTGATGTTGCTAGGGGTGATGGAGCAGACTATTCTGCTTTTCATGTTATTGATGTAGAACGAATTGAACAGGTGGCAGAGTATAGGGGTAAGATAGAAACAAAACAATATGGGGCGTTTCTAACATCAGTTGCAACTGAATGGAACAATGCTCTTCTCGTAATTGAAAACGCAAATATTGGGTGGGCAGTTATTCAGGAGGCAATTGACCGTAATTATCAAAACCTTTATTATTCATATAGAGAACTGGGTTATATTGATGAGGATATTCATTTAAGGCGTGGTTGGGATTTAAAACAAAAAGAGGATATGGTACCAGGGTTTTCAATAACACAAAAAACCCGTCCATTGATTGTATCAAAATTAGATACTTATATGAGAGAGAAATCACCTATAATTCGCTCTAAAAGGTTATTGGATGAATTATTTGTGTTTATTTGGAATGGTTCAAGAGCAGAAGCACAAAGGGGTTACAACGATGATTTAGTTATATCATTTTCCACAGGTCTTTGGGTAAGAGATACTGCTCTTAAATTAAGACAGCAAGGAATGGATTTAACCAGATCTGCATTAAATCATATTACCAAAGTATCTTCAAACCAACCAGGAGTATTTTCAAGCAGAAATCAAACACAAAACCCATACTCAATGAAAGATATTCGTGGTAACGATGTTGACTTGAGTTGGTTATTATAAAAAATTTATATTTATATTTATGGCAGATAAATCACTATTCGGTAGATTGCAAAGATTATTTTCAACGCAAGTTGTAATAAGGAGAATTGGTAAAGGTAAAACCCGTGCAATTGATACTCAAAGATTACAATCACAGGGTAATATAAAAGGAACATCTTACTACGATAGATTTGGTAGATTGCACAGCACCCGCCAAAATTGGGAAACATACAACAATCAATACAACTATTCATCCAATAGATTAGAGTTATATACGGATTATGAAGCAATGGATAAAGATTCAATCATCGCTTCGGTGTTAGATATTTATTCGGATGAATGTACACTTAAAAATGATGTGGGTGATGTTTTACGAATTAATTCTGATGATGAAAATATAAAAAAAATATTACAAAACCTTTTTTACGATGTCCTAAACATTGAGTTCAATTTATGGGCATGGATTAGGGGGATGAATAAATATGGTGATTATTATTTAGATTTGGATATAGAAGAGGGTATTGGTATTGTAAACGCATCACCAATATCTGCGTATGAGA